CACACCACTGACTATAAGAATTACAATGAACTTCTGAATGGAAAGTATAAAGAATAAAGAATTGATTAGGATTACAAAGTATAAAGAATTAAGAACTAGGTGTGATTCATTCTTAATTCTTTATACTTTCACCAGATAATCCACTCTGCAGGAGAACCACAAGACTGATAAAATCGAATCATTCTCTCTGCTTCCTCTCTAGTTGTGAATGATTGTGTGCGCCATTCACAATTGTTATAAGGTGTCTGATACCTGATAGTGTATCCGATCGAGTTAATTTGTTTCATGATGATGATGTGAATCTAGATGTGAATGTGTGAATCTAGTCGAGATGTATGTGTGCGCTCTCGACGAGATAATGTGTACGATCTCGTCGAGATTTTAATACTTAAGGGGGAGAATGTGACTCCCCCGTTGTTAAGAATCAGAGATCCTGCAGCATAGAATCTAACGCAGCGGTGTCGATTGTGCCATCCATCCATCGCGCACCATCGGGCGTCATTTGCCCCCAGTGCATTTCAAGGCGGGGAATCAGAGCATCATAACGATTATAATTCTTGGCGATTTTATAGGTGCTATAATCATTCTGAATCCACAAAGCAACATTCCAGGTTTCCCAATTCTTATAACCGTTGAAGTCGGTGCGGTCAGGGATCAAAGAGGTGAGAGCGTTCATGGTGATGTGGTTGAACTGATAGAAGTGTAGGCGCAGTGTGGGGGGATTCCAGTCCCCCCGTGTGCCAGTTCAGCGACTGGCACGGCGGCGGAGAGCGTCGCCATAGGTGCAACCCTGATCCAGGTAAAACCCTTCGATCACCGAATCAACGCCGCGCCAGTTGGAAGCAGTGTGGAAGCAGTCCACGCTGGCGTAGTGCAGTTGGGCGTCGGTCATAGTCTCTGCCATCTCCTCCCAGCGGGTGAAGTCGGCGACGGTGGCGTGGCGGTTCATGGTGGTGTGGTTGAACTGATACCAGTATTGCCCCAAACGGCACCAGAGTCAAGAGGTGGAACGATCAGCAATGCTAATGGGTCAGGGGGTTGACTTAGGGTCCGGGCGGTGTGCTAGGATGAAGGTAGAGCCTGTGCTCTGTTACAAAAGGTCAAAAAAAGGGGGGCGATGGCGCCCCCGTGTGGTAGGAATCAATACCCCAACCACTCTAGAAATTCGTGAACATTGATCCCACCGAACGCGGAGAGGGTACCGTAGTCGGTGCGGAAGTCATCCCAGAGCCCGTGCTCCTTTGCTGCCTGACAAGCGGTGGAGAATCGGATCACATCCTGATCGTTGGCGCAGTTGAGCAGGATCTGGCGGAAGGTGGCGTTCATGGTGGTGTGGTGAACTGATACCAGTATTGCCCCAAACGGCACCGAAGTCAAGGGGTTGAACCATAAGGATTGCTGATCAATCAATCCGCCAAACGGTAGCAACCGATACAGAACCACAAACCGACCCTACCTACGCTGGAGGGCGGGAGGAGAGGGAATCCTGTTAGAGTTTGTATAAAGAATTGATGCGGCGTAAAGTATAAAGAACTCAAGAATCAGAAAGTATAAAGAACTAAGACAGGACTAAGTGTAGAGAACTAAACCACACCACTGACTAACAAACTACACTTAATCCTGAGTTAGTTCTTTATACTCTCATTCTTGATTCTTTTCTTTATACAAACCTTGCAGGAGATCCGCAAGATTTATAAAATGCTATCATTCTTTTTGCTTCTTCTTTTGTGGTGAAAGATTGTGTTCTCCATTCACAATTATTGTATGGAGTTTGGTATGTAATTGTGAAACTTTGCTTTTGATTGTTCATTGTTTTAATTGAATGAATGATGTGTGTTGTGTGTGATCTCGTCGAGAATGTGTGTTGAATGTGTGTGATCTCGACGAGATTCAATAATGATGCCTTGACATTACACAATTCGGATCATTGAACCAATCAGAATCCTCATAAGATTCCGACATTCTGATGATAAGATCATCGGTCAATTCAACCATTCCAGTAGTAACCAACTGGGTGATTTCTTCGGGGGTGAGAATAGTTTCCATGATAATGAAAGGGTGAAGAATGTGGGGAGGATTGTACCTCCCCGTTGTTACAATTAACCTAGAAGTGCTCCAGACTCGAATGGTTCAGTGATTCCATCATAACTAATGAACCATCTACGATTCTTTTGGAATACCTTTTCAGTTCCATTTCCATTCTCTGAGAGAATAGCATTGAGGCGGGATTTGGTTGTTTGAGAACGCTTCCCACCATCATAGAGAATGATGCAATTATCACCAATGTCAGCAATCAGATTGCCGAACAGATACACACTGGAAAGGGAGCGGGATTCATCATACCTAACCTCAGTGTTATCCAGTTGCCAATTCTCACTATTGAGAATGGCAGCGTTCATCAGGGTTTCGATCTTACGCATGGTTCGGTGGTGTGGTTGACTCTGTAAGTCTACGGGATGGGTGGGGACCGTTGCCGATCCCCTTGTGCATCTTAGCAATCCGTCACAATGTGCCTTTGCGACCCATTGCCGCCCATACGTGAGCGGGTCCGCTCAGGATCTTAGCACCATTGCGGACCCAGACCAGTTGGCGGGTCTGCAGGTTGCTGGCAGGCGAGAGAGTCATGTGGTTCGGTGGTGTGAACTGAGAGAAGTCTACAGGATGGGTGGGGACCGTTGCCGATCCCCTTGTGCCAGTGCCTCAATTGGCACATTTCACAGTTTCAAAGCATTCCACCCATTCTGATTCGGGATATAAGAATGCAACGCAATCATCAGTGAATGATGTTACATCTCCGGGAAATGCAGTATAGGTTGTACGCTCTTCACAATAATCATCCCACTGCGCATCTTGCCATTCAATTTCATTCCAAAGAGATTCTTCATTCTTTACATTTTCATTCATCGTATTAAATTCTTCCCTGGTCATCACTACCTCTTCCAAAATGATACGATGGCGTACTACAGTAACCAAATTATCATTTGAGGCAGCATCAATATCCCATCCAAGATTTGCAGCAATTGCAGGATGAATTTCTGTCGGTTTGGTCATGATAGTGTGGTGAACTGATACCAGTATTGCCCCAAACGGCACCAGAGTCAAGGGGTCCAACGATCAGCAATGCTAATGGGTCAGGGGATTGACAAGGGGTGCGGGTGCCGTGCTAGGATGAAGGTAGAACCTATTTTTGGTGGAGTTAGGTATAAAAAAAGGGAGGCGAAGTTGCCCCCCAGTTTGTATCACTCTTCAGGACCAAATGCACACTCCAGAGAATACTCTTCAAGTGCCTGATCATCCTCATAATAGGATGCCCAATCATCCTCAGTGGGGATGTACTCTTCAACCTGGAGATCGTCAGTGAAAGCGTAGGTCATGGTTCAGTGGTGTGAACTGAGAGAAGTCTACAGGATCAGCGGCGGATGATCTCAGCAGCAGTGGACAGTGCCTCACCTGTCACATGGCGGACGGGGCGGATAGGTTCCCAGAACCAGTAGAGCAGCAGAGCAGCGATCACAAGGCGCAGCATGGCACGATGGTAGTAGGAAGGATGGCGGGCACGGGTGAGAGCGTTGAGCATGGTAGAAGGGGCGCAGAGCGCCCCGTATGGGTTCAACCGATGAGAGCAGCGATCAGGCGATCACGCTTGCGGATGGCAGCAGGGTAGATAAACCATGCGCCCCGATTGCCGTTGCTGAGGCGGATGGCATTCAGGATGCCTTCACGCTCCATCTCAACCATGAGAGCGTGAACAGTGCCCTTGTGCTTGCGGGGATCCAGTCCCATGCCGCGCACGATCTCAGAGCAGGTCTGGGGACCGTTCTGAATCAAGGAAGAACGGACAGCGGAGCGGATGATGGTGCGGAAATTCATCGGGTGGTGTGGTGAACTGAAGGTAGTATGAACGCAAACGCCACCAGAGTCAAGATGTTTGACCATAAGCATTGCTGATCAGTCAGGGGATTGCGGGGGGGATCCGATGCTGTAGGATAAGGGGACAATCGGCACCAACGGCAGCAGGGTCGCTGCCTGATCAAAGGTCGCCACTAACCCTGTTTTTCAATAATTTTATAATCTTTGTGCCACCACCCTTTATTATAACTTCTCAACAAACAACAACGATCCAAATTATTATCTTCACAGAATTGTCTGATATTTGTTATAACAAATGTCTCACCACTTTTGGATTGTATTGTATAAGTTTTTATAGAATCTTTTGCCGCTTTGTATGAATTATCTTTGTTAGATAACCACTGCAAGTTGTCAATGCGATTGTTAAGTTTGTCCCCATTGATGTGATCTACTGTTGGTTCTTCCATACCCATAGGTGGATCTCCCCCATAGGTTAACATCATCAATCGGTGGATTCTATGAACTTCCATTTTACCTTCTGGGTTCATCATCCCAACTCTCAAGTATCCAAAACGATCAATATTTGGTTTTAGTTTTTTCTCTCTTTTACAACGCCTTGAAATAATCTCTGCATTCTCTGTGATATAATAATCTGGGAAGTCTTTTAGTTGTTTCATAATGCGTCACTAACCTATACTTATTTATAAAACAAAGTATAAAAAAAGGGAGGCGATTGCCCCCCTTAAGTATGTCTTACACTGTGGCGGGTTTCTTACTGTAACCGCTGAACTGTTGATTAGAACGACGGGCGCGAATTGCTTTGCCCCAGAGTGAACCTTTCGGTTGAGTTCCATGCACTAACAGAGCAAACGGTTTGTTACCAAAACAGTGTGAATCGTCGTGATCAACTTCCAATCCTGCAGCGTTAGCATCACCTTCGGTCATAAAAACTTTAGCGTAACGCTTAAACAATCCTGCATCAATTAGATGATCCCACTTGCCACCATATGATGCGGTGAAGTAGAAGTTAGCAGGAAGATTAAGGTGCAGAAAGAGTTGCAAACTCTTAGAGTAGCAGTAGAATTTAAGATCCGCATTGCGGATTGCAACTTCAATCCAAGCATCCAAATATGCACCAGAAAAGAAATCGCCAGACTCATGAATTCTCACGAGTTTGGTATTCTTTGTGCGGTGTTCTTGAATGCCTTGGTTGATGAGATCAGCAGCAGATCCATCCTGCAGAGCATCAACAATTAGGCGCAGATTGTTGGCACGATTGTGGAATGCTGAATCGTATTGCACTTCAGAGGATGCAGCAAAACACCGAAAGATAGTGTGCTCGCCGTCTTGAATGTGACGCTTGCCATTATCATCAACAACGGCAAAGGACCTGCAAAACAGAGCACCTGGGCAGGTTTTGCCTGCGGGCAGGTTAAAGATGAGAGTTTGCTTGCCCAGTTTGGCGTTACCCTTGGTGAAGTTCAGCATGGGAGCGGTGTGGTGTGAACTGAGCACACAATACGGCGCAGAAACCGCCCCCGTCCAGACCCATTGTGCCACCTTGCGAACTGGCACAGCATCTGGGTTTGGTGGCGGTTTGATGGTATTTTAGATGGACAACCAGCACCAACGGGGGAAGGGTATCCCTACTGAACAACACATCGCCACTGAACCTGCAATATCATATAACACTAGTGTTATATGATTATATAAAAAAATAGGTTGGGCACCACCCCAACCTATAACCATCCCATACAACCTACGCCCTATATGCTATGATTATCTGCTCTCTTCACATTGGGTAACTTTTATCTTAAATGAGAGGCAAACCCCTTCCTCTCTTGTGTCATAATTCTACCATCCAGTCAGGATCTTTGTCAATGCTCACCCAGAAATGATTTTTACCATTCATGGATGTAAGAAAGACCTTGTTACCCTTGTGCTGTTCGATGATACATTCATCGTTTGATTGCATGAGATTTGCAAAGCGATTCTTTGCTTTCTTCGAGATCGGAGTAACAAATGCGGTTTGCATGATGTGCTCGTCGAGATGTGCATAATCTAGTTGATGCTCATGACTCGTCGAGATTGAATGTGCCACTAGATGAAGTGACACACCTCGTCGAGTTCAGAACTCAATCTCTTCTAGGGTTGGAACATGATCTTGACTAGATTCACCAGAGTCCATCCCATCACACAATGCATCAAGAATCGAAAGGATGCTGGACCCATTTTTACCTAGACGAGGTTGAGAAATCAGAAGATCTTTAGTCATCAGTTGTCCTCATTAAAAAGATCATAGATTTTGTCAATGGTATCAGACAAAAGATCTTTGTCGATCTCATCATTATAATCCCGATACTCTCTCAGAGCATCATAGATCATGTCCCATTGTGCTTCAGTAAAAAACTCTTTGATTGGGTGTGTAGTGGTCATGAGAGGTGTCTCAGGAACAAATGTAATGTAGCAGGGCACCAGGAAGAAGTCTAGTGCCCTTGTGCCACTTGCTCAACTGGACATCTTGATGTATTGTGCGATAATGTTTGAGATCTGATCAGAATCAATCACCCTACCATCTTTGAGCACATAGGATTGATAACAGTCCAAACCAGAGCGAGAATCAATCGTGGCAGACTTAACCTCCACAAATGGTGAAGTCATCACAGGAACGAATTGATCTACCAACCAGTCCCAAACTTCACTGTCACCATTAGATTCCTCACTGTCACATTCAATCAGAATCTTATCTCCCAGAATACGAACATACTGAGAGAAATCTAGGTCAACTTTGCCATCCTCTTCACCATAATTGACAGCGATGAAATTGTCTTCCTTCACGCAACGCTCAGAAATAGCGTCAAGATAGGATTTCAGATTGAAACCATCGTGAACGCTGCAGGTAGCAGTGGCAACGAACTGAGTGTAAGACATGGAAGTTCAGTGGTGAACGATTACAGTATGGCAGGGATCTCATGAGAACACAAGACCCCTTGTACCAGTTTTCAGAGTGTCACAATACAAAAAATCCTAAAAGTAAAGCAACACATCATAAAGGTTGGATTCTTCTAGAAACCATTTAGGAAGTCCGCCAGTGCCTCCTGATAGTGCTCCTCACTGTAATAGGTACGCACACCTATGGTAAGAGGAAACACACGCTTTGGAGCGGCAGCAGTGGGCAGATCACGACCCTTATCAAGGATCTGTTGAGCGTAAGGATTGGGATGTGTCATTTGCGGAGAGGTGAGTTCCAGTAACGAGTGAAGCATAGCACCAGGATGATGCCAGTGCTGATGACACCGACCAGTCCAAGAACTGTCACAGTGTCGCCAGCAAAAGTATAAGTGTCAGGTGTCATTTGTGTTTCCGATAACGGTCAGAAGCAGTAGGGTCGGGATCATAAAGACCGCCACCCATACGATCATCCAGGTAGAACATGATACCAAAGGTGGTGAGAATGACACCACCCACGATTGCAGTAATCATCAATCTTCTCCCTCAAAGATAGAGTGAATCTTGTTGCGAATGTCATAGACTGTTTGAGGATTCTCCTCATCATCGTCCAGAGCACGACCAACAAAGTTGTAGATCAGATCCCATTCTTCATGAGTGAAGAACTCTTTAATGTCGGTGGCGGTTGCGGTGCTCATGAGTGTCTGTTGGTGACTTTTATACTATAGGGGATGTTGGGGGTTTCGTCAACCCCCTTGTGTCAGTTGTCAGACTGTCAGATAGGGAAAGTCTGCATCAATCAATCCAGTAATTTCACGATCAGTTACCCCAAAAGAAGTTCCATCATCAAAGAAGAAATCCTCTTCTGAGTTATACACAAGAACCTCATTATTCATTTGTTCTTCTGTGAGATTCTGAATGTGAGAAAGAAGTTCGCGGTAGTTCATCAGAAGTCCCAGTTAGAGTTAAGAAAAGCGTTCCAGGTGAGTTCATCATTGTCTTCCTCATCCCGCATTTCAGGAATGTCCCAGATCTCACCAGGAGCATCAGCAATTTCAGTCCAGAGAGTGTCTTCCATGTGTTTGGGTGTGTGTGGTTGACTTTGTAATTGTAGGGGCATCACAGGCGATTCTGGATGCCCCTTGTGCCAGTTCCTATGCTGTCACATAGTTGGGAATCTCCACCCGTTCAGCAGCATCAAACAAAGCGGTGCTGTATGCTTTCCAGTTATCATTCAGATCGAAGAGGTAAGCATACTCTTCGCCTCCAAGATTACCAGAAACAAACTCATCAAATGAAGTATGTTGCACGGAGATTTCTTCACCACGCTCTGAATGATAGAGTGGTTGAGGTTCACGATCATTGTCATACTTCAGATAACCAGCAGCATCATGAATGTATTCTCCGTTCTCATCACGAAGAGGAGAAGAATGATCCCATGTACCACGAGTCCGAAGAGTTGACATCGAACCGCCATCAATCAGTTCTTGTACGTCTTCACGGTTCTGATAGTGTTCTACCAGGATGCGCCCAGTTCCTTCTGGATAATTGTCCCAATGACAATAAACGCTGACCACAGAATGGTCAGGCATTTCGATTCCGATTCTGCCTCTGGTTGCCATGATGTTTGGAGGTTGTGATTGACTTAAGAATTATAAGGGCACCAGAGGTGATTCTGATGCCCAGAATGGACAGTTATCAGGGTGTCACATTCTCAACCAGTTCCATGTCAGAATCGGAGAGTTCCCAACTACCACACAAATCGTAATCAGGTTCTTCCATGAAAAGTTCTGCTTCCTCCTTGGTATTGAAGGTCACAGAAGTGTAACTGGTTTCGGTGATGTAGACGGTGTAAGACATGGTAGGTCTCATGAACAAATGTAGTATGGCAGGGGATTACGGAATCCGCAACCCCCTGGTGGACAGTTCAATAACCGTCCATTGCATCTTCCAGTGCAGTCACAAGACCGTCGAAGTCTTCGCTAGCAGGAAGAACACTGGTCAGAGTATAGACCAGATCCTTACCGTATTCATCGGCAAGTTCCCGCAGATACTCTTTGCGGTTGGCGTATCCGTTGTCGGTGTAGATGGACATGAGAGTTCAGGTGTTGAACGAGTTTAGTATAGGGCAGTCTTTAGGGCGCTGCCGTTCCCAGTGGACAGTTCAGAAATTGTCCACTGCAAGAGTCTGATTCATTACATCTTTCTCCATCAGATTCAGGTTTTCTTCATTCCATTGCTCTGCAATGATTTCACCTTCCTCGTCATAAAGTTCCGTCAACCAGTAATCGTAAAGCATCTGATTCACCTGGGAAAGGTTATAGAATGCAATAGAGATTGCATCGTAGAGTTCGGGTTGAGTCATCAGGAACCTCAGGAACGAATGTAATTTAACAGGGCACCAGAGGAAATCAAGTGCCCCTTGTCAAGGGGCACTTGTCAGAGTGTCTCTTTCAGTTCAATAGTCTTCCAGTCCCAGAGTTGAAACAGTGCATCATCCAGTTCTTGAATCATACGATCAAAGGTTGCATCTTTGGTGATAGATGCACAACGCATCAATTCTGTGCGACGATCCATCAGTGCCATACGAACACAGGATCCACGAAGTGTAACGGTCATTTGTGTTTCTTCAGGAGTGCTTGAAGTGCTTGCTTACGGGATTTAATCTTTCCCTTACACATACCCTTGGTTCGCTTATGCTTACCGGAGTTGTGCTGCCAATTGGGAGTCATCGAAATCCCTCAGGAACAAACGTAGTATGGCACGGGATCAGCACGAACACAAGGGGTCTTGTGCCACTTGTTCAACTGGCACAGGGGGGTTGACAAGTCCTTATAATCTTGCTAGAATCGCTTTGCTAAGGATGAAGATCAAATTATATACTCTAAGATACAAAGATATGACTCCTAAGTGATAAGATTAAAACATAAGATCTTATCAGGAATCGTCCTGCTTTTTAATAGATTGTATCGCTTGTTTCCTTTCTAGATGAGAGAATCATCTAACGATTTTATTATGCCGGAGACCGTGTTCTAACTCCCTCATTTATAATGTAATATTGATTTATATTATATTAATTCTTTATAAGATTGTTACCTCTTGGTCCCGTAGGAAGAGTTCAAGAGCTTATGTAGAATTCAATGTAGTTTTATTTATAAAAGAAAAAAGGCAGGGACACCACTCCCTGCCTCAAGCACCCACTCTATCGTATGTTATATGATTATCTCGACGCGCAGGGTAACTTTACTGAATGCTGAGGCAAACCCATTCCTCATATGATTACGTGTATCTCGACGAGATTGAATGATAATACACACAATCTCGACGAGATTTTATTTAGAAGTTAGAATGAAACACGAACCCATCCACGAAATTAAAATCATAACGGAGATTCTTATCCCAGGTTGCCTGCCAATCTACCACCACATACGAAGGAACATCACCGTAGATTTCATTAGTGAATTCCTCAGCAAAGTCTGCCTCAGAATCATAAGTTCCACGGTATGCTTCAGCAGTGTACTCAGCATAAGAGATGCCGTGATAACCTACGAATGCATCCACAACATCATAACCCAGATTCTCACCCTGCTCCACATACTCAACGTAATGGGAAACAAGATCGTGTTCGGAGTATTGATCAACGAACTCCAGAATGTCATCCAGAGCATAGTTGTCCTCCAGCAGACCGTCGATGAACTCAACAGTCTCAGCAGCAAACACTTCTTTGTAGTTGGCGGTGAAGGTCACGGACATGGTGGTTGTTTCAGGAACGAATGTAATTTAACAGGGTTTGAGGCAGTTGTCTAGGGGGTTTGTGCCAGTTCTCAGACTGTCACACCATAATGAGTTCAGGAGATTGTTTCACACGAAGAACTCCCAGAGCACTGTACTCAATGCTAATAGGATAGAATTCCCGATTAAACTCTTGAATCACTTCCCAGGTTTCATGATTCACCCGAATGATCACGGCACCATCCATTTCAGGATCCTGCAGATGAGCATTATAGATTCCGCAGGCATAACCAATTGTGGAACAGTAAGCAGGTTCATTAAAGAAACCGTGTTCAGTCTTACTGAAACCGATGACACGATATGTGGTTTGCATTTGGTGGGTTTCTCAGGTACGAATGTAATGTAGAACGGATTCAGGCAGAAGGCAAGGGGCCTTGTGCCAGTTACTTGACTGACACATCCTCATGAATCTTATCAAGAATGTTGCGAATTGTCTCCTCAAGATCTACATCATTGTCAATGTAGTTTTTTTGAAAATCCAGAATGTCATAAATCACATTCAGTTCCTTGTCGGTGAACATTGTGGTGTATCAGGTTACTTGATGATTATAGGCGCCTTCCTGAGTCTTCTAGGCGCCTCTCAGACAGTTTTTCAACTGGCATTAGAATGGATCGTATTCTTTTACACTACAATGCAGAATCTTTTCATCTCCTTCAAGATTCAATAATTCTTTCCAATCCATATGCTCTACATCTAGATCATCATAACACTCGATGTCCAGAACAACCCTTACCTGTCGTTTTTGTGCAATCATGAGGTCTCGTGCAATTTAATGGTATTCTATCATGCATAGTGACGATATGCAAGCGTTTCGTAATCTTGCCCGTCTCGTGCATAATCCTCGTCGAGATCTTGTGTATACTCGTCGAGATCTGCGTAATCGTTGGTGTATGTATAATCGAAATCGTAGTCGTCGTACATAACTCGTCGAGATCCTGTGAGTGACTTGTGTATTATAGCATAAGACTCGACGAGATGCAAGTGCAGAGTCTCGTCGAGATTCATAAGAATATATAGCACTTATAAGATAAAAATATATTGAAATACTCACATATAATGGTAGTGTTATATGATGATCTTAAGATCTTATAAGAGTGTGCCAGTTCTTATAGTGGCGCGGGGGGGGGTTGACTTTGCGAAGTGCGTGTGTTATAATGCGCTCGCCAAACTTGCATAAGAATCGGGCATTTATAAGCATTTACAAGCATTTAGAGAACACAAGACTCAGAGGCATTTATAAGTATTATAGTAAAAATAATCATATAACACTATCATTATACAATCTTCTCATAAAGACCATCAAAAATATAGATATAATACGGAAGTATATTTCTCATAATATCATGGCATATATCTATTCAATTACCAATCTTGAAAATCAAAAACTTTATGTTGGTAAAACCACTCAACCTAATCCATACGATAGATGGAAACAACACTTACAAGCAGCTCGAAGTAAGGATAATTTAGCAGAAAACAATTCAATACACTCTATGCCGATTGTTCGTGCGATTAGTAAGTATGGAGCAGACAATTTTAAGTTTAGAGTATTAGAAGAATGTAATGATGATAAAGTAAATGAACGTGAGACCTATTGGATAGAACGATTGAATGCCTGTGGTAAGAATGGATACAATGTTACTTTAGGTGATGAGGGAGTTAAAAAACCACGTAAACATTGGGCAAATCATCCACATTCAAAAGCAGTCAGTTGCTATACATTAGAAGGTGAATGGGTAAGAGATTATGAAACTTGTGGAGTTGCTGCTGATACATTAGGAAATAAAAAGCAAAAAAGTTGCATCCGTACTTGTATCAATGGAACTACATTTCAAGCACTTGGATATAGATGGGCATGGAAAGGAGAACAACCAAAGTTAATTACAAAAAGAATTAATCGTCGTGGTGAAATCTATGGTGTAGAATTAAAAACTGGACGTAAAAAAATGTGGAAGTCTGCTGCCGATGCCGCTGAAGAAATTAATAAAAATCGTAAACAAAATGATTCAATACAAAAATCATTAGAGAGTCCGAATAAGGCAAAACTACAAGTAAAAGGATGGTACTTATTCAGAAAGAAAAAGGATGCTCTAAGTAATTGGATTCCAACAACTAAAAATAGAGGTAATGAATACTATAAAAAAATTGCTGCTAAAAGTGCAGAAATTAAAAAACGTCCAGTAAAAGGAGTGAATATAAAAACAGGAGAGATTATTCAGTTCAATAGTATCAGTGAAGCATCATACTTTATTAAAGGTGAAGGAGATCGTAGTGCAACCGGAAACATTATGAGAAACATTAAACGTATTTCAAGTGGTGAAACTTGGTGCTATGCTTTTGGATACAAGTGGTATTATCTATGATTTAAATTCAAACAAACCTTTACACTCAACACCTCTCTTCATCATCTTAATCATTGCTTCCTGTGCTGATTCTAATTCAAAATATACTGCCTTCAGAGTACGATTCATATGAGTGTATTCAACATAATAGAATCCTTCCTTGAGTGAATCAATCATGGTCTTACAGTTTGAATGAGAATCCGTTCTTTGGTGGTATCCCGTGCTTTGGCAAGTTGTTCAATTGCTTTTTGATTGCGTTTGGGCAACTGATCCCATTCTACTTGCTTTTCAATATAAGGTGATGGAAGAAATTTATCAATCTTATGGCAGACTTTATCCAAAGAGTTGGAGATAAATTCTGCAGTTGCTTGTGCAATCGCAAATGGACCAAGCACGATCAACCGAAGTGCAACCAAATGTGGAATGTATTTGAGATAGGGATAGGTTTTAGTCATTTGTTTGTCAGTTGATTAAGATCGTTTATGATGCGTTGTGCTTCTGCTGATGATTGACATTCAGCAGCAATGTAACTGAATCCATTAAAGAATGTGCGATGAATCTGATTACCTTTGGTGGTATAAGATCCGTGCCTGACAGGAATGAGATTCAAAAGAAAGCGAATCATCAGAAATCACCAAGATGCCTTATATTCAAACTCCCAATCTTCAGAAGCATCTTTCAAAATCTTCTGAAGAACAGGAATGGTATCCTCAAGATTCTTATAATACCACTCATCATAATCCACACTCCCGAAGAAGAATCCAGATTGAGCAGGTAGCAGTTCTTCTGCACGATCTTTATCCTTCAGCACAGTTTCACATCGCCACAGAAGATCTACCAGAGCATCTTGAGGCACATAGATGTCTTGACATTCATCTTTACCATTACCACACCTATTCACAAAATACTTGTGAATTTGATTTGCTTTACGCCAGTATGCAATTTGCAATTTCACTTCAGCAAATTGCAGAGCATCTTTCTTAAGAAACTTAGTTCCTTTCATCAGACGAGCGATAGATTTCACCTTCTTACAATCCTCTTCTTTAGAGTAAGAGGAAGAAGCGACAAATTGCTTCGCATACAGATACATGTCAAGACCCATGAGAATTTCTCCTTTGTGTAATGTAAATTAAAATCAGTCTTCGGGATAGAGTTTCCAGGAATCAGGGCGAATACCCAACTCTTCGCATCGCACTTCATAGACAATTCGCTTCAGAAGTTGAAGAGGCATTTCATTCTCAATCTTTTTCTGAATGGTGCGGCGAATCTGTGCGTCTTGAGCAGTGTCGGAGATCATCAGAGGTGATAACTGATTACTCTCATATTATAAGGGTGCTGCAGGGGCAGGGAGAGGGGTCTTGTGACAGTTCTTCAAGTGTCACATCAAGTGTTTGGATTCCGAATATATGTGTCTGTTGTTGAAAAGTCTCTTTTTTTGCCTCTATTTGGTCTAAACCCATGAGACTTATAAAATTTTGCTAACTTTCCTTTCTTTCCAGGATCTGGTTCCTGATTTAGTGTAATATTTTTACCTGTTTTATCAGCATACTTTCCAAGTCCTTTCATTACTCTTGTGCCAATTCCTCCACCTTGAAGATGTGGAGGAACCCAAAGTTGATTAACACGAATATTACCTGACATGTCATCATGAGAAACATCCACATTTACACCACGATATTTTCTTCCATAAGCACGGGAAATCTTATTCAGAACTTCCTTTGGTGGTTTTGCTTCTTTTGCTTCTTGTAGAAACTGAGAGAATGTTTTCATTGTCTTTTCTTTGGTTGTGTTTGAGTTCTTCTTTTTTTATCTTTTGATCTGATTGTAGGTTGAGGATTACGATCAATTGACTTATTTGCAACTTCTTTGTCCAAAAGAATATAAGATCCTTGATTTCCTTTTTTCGGTTCATCATGTCCACCATGAGCATCAGGAACGCGAATCACTTTTGATCCACCACGAATTGCTTCTCTTGATTGTTTGAAAGAATCTTTTGGGCGATTTCGATCATTTACCAAATCATCATCTGAAGAATCTCTCATCCAATCTTTAATTCTTTTGCCATAATTTTTTGGTGAATCTATATTAGTAATCTTAGGATTTACCAGTTTAAAATGAACTCTTTTTGGTCCATAGTCTGCACCAACTCTAGATGATGGTGTAGTATAAACCACATTCATTCCTTTATCATGATAAGTACCATCACGACGAGTTCCTTGTCTAAATCCCGTATCATGAATGTCTCTTACTGCACTGGAATCGTTATAGTGTGCCGTGCGAAGAACTCTCATTCTTCGTGCTTCATCAATAAATTCTGAGAATGTTTTCATGATTCTTTACTGTTTTAATTTTTATCCCAACCAGCATCTCTTTTTACTTTTTTGGAATCGAGTGGAGTCAATCGACTCTTCTTACCCCTTGCCTTTTGTTTTGGCGATTTTTCTCTACCAACTTTTGCAAATTGATCATTATCAGAATCTACATCACCAAAACCTGATCTTGTATAAATTTTACCCAGTTTTTCTTTTGCTGGTTGATTATGTAAAGTTGCACCATGAGGTAATCTGTGCGAAACATGCTGATCCCATACTCTTCTTGCATCTCTGGAAATACTGTCTTTTTGACTTCTCCCAAGCATAAAAGACGATCCTCTTTCATGACCCCATTCAATACTATGAATATTACCAGGACCAGGTTGCCTTACTACGTTATAGGTAACTTTGGATGGTTTGTGATGTACGGTCATATAATTGTCGCCATCCGAATCCACACGAATTTCATCATCATCTCTACTATCGACTCTTGAATTATATTTGGGATTATCTGCGCCGTGTTTGACTTTTGTTTCAATTTTTCTAGAATGTCTTCTCATACGAACAATATTCGAATTTGGTCCAATTTCGGATCTATCTTTTTCTAGTTTTTTGAGTGCTCTGCCGAGTGGTGTATCTCCTGATGGCAACTTTTCATCAGGTTCATAATATCTTTCGGCAAGTTCAATAAACTCTTCAAATACAGAACTTGTTTCAGTATTTGAATTCATTGGATATGTTCTTTTCCTACCCTTTTCCTTTTGTTTTGGTGATGGTTCTCTACCTACTCCAGCGAACTGATAACCAGTTCTATCATTACGCTTACCAAATCCAGCAACTCTAGAGTACAGTTTTGCTCTCGTATATCTTGGTTTGCCATTATTACTACCATAATTTGATATTGGGAAACTTCTAATCACACTTCCATGTGGAAGGCGATGTGAAATATGATTTGTCCAAACATCTCTTGCCGAACGAATGATATCTTTTCTCTCATCATCATCCAGTTCAAGAGTATTCCCTTTGTTATGATACCATTCAATGTCATGCACTGGTTTTCCATCTTTGGTTTTCTTTCCAGTATTACTGACACTAAAAGTCACACCAGATTTTGGATGTTTAACTTTCATATAACTGTCATCATGCCCACTCACATGAACTTCACCACTCAGATCTCTATGAAGATTGAAATTTGGATTATCTGATCCGTGTCTAACTTTTTGATTAATTCTTTCAGAATGTTTTGCGAGTCTGTTAATATCTTTTAACGATCTTTCATTTTCTGGTTTAGAATAATATTTTTCAGTTTGTCTAACCCTCGATCTGTTCGCATTTTCATAAGGAGTTCTACCAGACGGTAACTTTTCATCTGGTCCGTAATATCTTTCGGCAAGTGAAATAAATTCTTGAAATGTTTTCATTTGTTGTGCCTTCTTGTTTTAATACATTTCTTTTTTTTTTTATTTATTCACAATAAAAAGGAGGTATTTATACCTCCCTCAAAATCTATTC